AAAAGAAAGTAAAGAAAGTAAAGAAAGTATCGAAATAAACAAACATAACTTAGATATAATAAGTAAAAAATATAAAAATATTATTATTTATAAATATGCTGGTAATAATACAACATATAATTGTCATATAAAAAATGATGCTAAATTAAAAGATTTAATATCAATTGAAAAAAATTTCATAAATAATAATTTTGAAGAAGAATATTATTTAAAAAAAGAAGGAGATGAAGAAGATGAAGAATATATACAATTTAAAATATTTATATGGTTAATTGTTATAAGAATTGATGATGATAATCTTATTATTATTGATAATTGTAAAAACTCACCTATATATCTATCTGATGGTAAATATACACAAGAAATTCCAATAACTAGTAAAGAATTTGAAAATTTAAATAAGCTTGTAATAACTAAAGCTATTTATGATGATAATCCATTTGATTACTTGTCACCTTCTTCTTAACAATTATAATCTTTCCAATAATTAAAATATTTTTTATATAGCTTTTTATTATATACTATATAAGCTAATATATAATTCTTATTTATGCTAAAATCATCATAATATTCATTATTATTCATAACAATTATTATATAATGTACATATTATAATTTTATATTAATTATAATTAATATAAAATTTATACATAGAAATAAATATTATATATATATATAATATCATATATATTAATAAAATTTTATTTTATATTTTGCTCATTTATCATAATAAATATTATATAATTATAATCAAATTTATATAATATAATATTGTAATTAATTATTATATAATTATAGTAAATTTTATATAAATAAATAAATATTATATATATATAATATTATATATATGAAGAAATTTTTATTTTCTATATTATATATACTAAATATAATATTTTCTTATTCATATCCAATTAATATTGGTCCTCATAATATATATAAATCAGGAGGTTACAATAGTGGCAATGTATGTTTATTAAATTTTAATAATGTATATAGCACATTTTATAAATGGTCTAATGATAAAAAAGAATACCATGATAAAATAATTAATGATACTATATGGTTAAATAAAAACAGATTTTCATATCCTAATATAATTATTGGTATTTATAATAAAGATGGTGATTTAAATTATATTTGTCTATTAGGAAAAATAGATAAGGGTAGATTTAAATTATTAAATATATTTGCCAATCCTTATAATAATCTAGACGATGATTTAATGTTATTTGAAAATCTATTAAATTTTTGTAATGAAAATAAGTATTCACTTAATGTAGATAAATTAAAAGGTATTGATAATAGTAAATACTATTTAACATATATTTATTCTTATAATGGGTCGTAAATATTTAGGGATTTAAAGAATATACAATATAATATAATAATTATTAATTATGAAAAATTCAGTTCACAATAAGTGCTATATATCTATAGACAATGATAAAAAAATAGGAAATCAATTGTTTAAAATAGCATATTTAATTAATATATTGAAATCTAAAAATAATAAATATATAAAAAGAAAAATAGTTTTTAATGAAGACAACAATATATATTATAAGTCTTTATTTAAGGGGCTTTTTAATATTTTAGATAATAATAAATATAAAAATATAAAATTTCATAAAATAGATATAGATGATATTGATAATATTAATGATATAGATATTATAAATTATGTAGAACCCTTAAATATAGAAATTAATTATGATAATAAAACATCTAGTACTGATAAAAAAACATCATCTAAAATATATACGTATGCTAATATTGATGAAAATATAAAAAAAAAAATTACAGAACTTTTGTATTCTAATGAAGATTTGATGTATAGTGCTTATTATAAATATAGAGATATGTTAAATTATTTTGGTAATAATACACAAGATGATGATGTAGCAATTATACATATATTAAAAAATAATGATGGTTTCGATTATTATAATAATGCCTTGACTATTATGAAAGAACAATATAAAATAAAAAATATAGCTGTTATGACGGATGATATTAATTGGGCTAAAATTATATTAAATGATATAAATATTTCAAATGATTATAATTTTTATTATATTACAAATGAAGGAAAATATACTTATGAAATTAATTTTATATTAATGTCTATGTTTAAAAATACAATTATTACAAATAAAATTGAATATTGTTCAGATAGTTTATGGTCTTCATATATTAGTTTTTATAATGATAAAAAAATTATAGTTTCTTCTAATATTTTGGAAATACATAAATATATAACAGATATTGTATAAATAATAATAAATAATAAATAATAAATAATAATAACTATTATGATTAATAATGAATTATTTTTTACATTTATTAAAATTAATTATGAATATAATAATCTCTTAGTATGTAAGTATTGGTATAATAATATTATAAAACATATTAAAAAAAAAAAAGAAAAATTTTATGATATGCTCCTCTATAATGCTATACATAATAAATATATGTATATATTATACAATAGTGTTGATTCTATTGTTACTAAAATAGGTGCCGATAGTAATGATAGAGTTATTGTAAATGCTTATAATAGTATAATACGTAATATTATGAAAGAAATAATTAAAGATGATGATATTAAAGAAAATATAATGAATTGTATTATAGAAACTTATAAAAAACTAAGTATTTTAATTACATTCTATAATATTATTCCAGGATTAGTAAATGATACAAATTATACTGAAAAATATATGGCTGATGAATATTCTGATATATTAAAAACATATTTTGATTATGGTATTATATTAACATAATATGTGTTACTATCATAATTATTAACATTTAATATTTATTGTCATTACAGGGCTTAAAAATCCATTATCTTTAAATATTATTCTATAATGAAAATGACGTTCTAATATTTTATCAAAAATTTTTTTAACTTTATATTTATTTGGACAGAATATTCGCACATCAGCTTTTCCATTTTTAACTACTGAAACACCAACGTTATTAAAGTCTTTGTAAGCAGTAAAAGGATCTTCTATTATTTTTAAATTATCTTGATTTTTGTTTGCTGCCCAATAAATTATTTTTGTTCCATCTTCATAATCACTCATATCGATAGTATAACTAAGATTAGCACCATTAGGTACTTTAGGTTCGCATAATAATGTATGTGGAATAAATGTTAAACCGAGGAAGGGTAAAAATGTTTCTTTTTTAGATGATAAAAATATTATAATTGCTATTACAAATATTGATATTATGCGTATAAAAATATTATAATCATCGTTAAATAGTATATATATACCAATAGTAATAGTATATAAAAATGTTACAAATACAATACCCATGTGTATGTATATATCTTTTTTAAATAAATCATCCATTATAAATCTAATATATAAAAAGAATAAAAATATATACTACAAATATTATCTTTAATAATTATCCTTCGTATATATTATCAGCAATTCCCATCTTAATACATTCTTCAGCATTAAGTTCAAGGTCTTTTACCAAAAGATCTTTTAGCATTTTTTTGGTAATATTTGTTTTTGAAAGATAAAAATTATTAATATGTTCTTGAATTTTAATACAATTTTTATAAGTATCGTCGATATATGCTAATTTTCCCCAGCAACCTGAACGTAATTCATGAATTAGTACATATGAATTTTTACAAATATATCGCTTTTTACCATGAATACTTATTATAGTACCAGCCGAAGATACATTTCCATCAATTACAGTATTTACAGGTATTTTTAATCCTTCCATACAATCAATTATTGAAAAAGCTGAAGTAATACAACCTCCATCTGTTGTAATATGTAAATAAATTTCAGGAGTAATACTTTTTTCAATTGCTTCAATCTTTAAGAAATTTTCAAGAATGCGAAGATTTTTACAAATTAAAAATGATGATTTTGGTGTAATCGCCCCCGAAAAATATAAATGATTATAGTTATTATAAATTAATTCTGTAGAATTTTCATCACAACCTTCCTCGTCGCTATTAGAACCATTTAGTTTTCTCTTTTTAAGATTTTTATAATTCTTAAATAATTCCATTATTATATTTATATAATCATTTTACTCTTATATGGTAGATATAAATTAAAATAATTATAATATATGTATTACTAATAAATTATAGTATAGTAATTATAGGTTGAATATTTATTAGTTAAATATATGGTTTTTTATTTATATTTATTAGAGATATATAGTAATGGAATTATTTAAATATCTATTTGTAATACTAATAATTACATGTATAATATTATTAATTTTATATTTTAACGAGCAAATTCAATTAATATTATTTAATAATTATGTAGAAAAGTTTACTACAGATGATAATGTTGGTCTTAAATGGTTATATTTAGGAAATGAAGAGCCCGGGGGTGATAAAATAAGTAGTGAAAAATTATATATATTATTGAATTATAAATGGATATCTCCAGTTATTATTAGCATCGATGAATTAGATTCTTCAAATGTTAAAGAACGTTTATCTTATAATAGTTATATTGATATAGATGGAAGATTTTTTAAACCTTATAATTCTACAACAGACAACAATGATATTGGACTTATGTGGAGAAACTTAGGAAAAAGCCCTGAACCTCATGTTAAAAAATATTATAATGAAATTATGAATGATAAACTTAAAAAAGCACTTGAACAAAAAATTAAAGATAAATCATGGACAAAAATAGATGGAGAAGATATTTATGTATTTACTAAAGAAGCATATAATAATCTTAAATATGATAATAATTTAACATATGATAGTTATATATTAGTAGGTGAAAATAAAGAAATTTTCCAACCTTATTATAAACATAAAATAATATCTAAAAGAACTATGTTTTCAGATGGAAATATTGATACTATTTTAAGAAGAGGGTTTGATAATACATATTTGAGATCATCAGCAGTTAAAACACATAATTATAAAAGTGATGAATATTTTAATACAGAAATATACGATAATAAAGGTGTATCAAATAATGAAATACATTTTAGTACAGAAACAGAAAATTATAGACAGAGCAATGATGATAATTATAAAACTATTTTAGATCCAATTGATGACAAATATCTTCCGTATATTAATGGACAATACAATGATGATGCTCAATATTTATCAGAAAAAGCAATAAATGAATATACGATAATAGATATTTATAAAGATATATTGGAGAGACATCCGCGTCCTAAAGAATTAATAGTAAATTTACAGGATTTTTATGAAAAAAATAGTGATGAAGAAAAATTAAGATTAAGATTATATAATTCAACAGAATATAAGATGTTAGTTAAATTACAATCAAATATGATTGATTCAACGTTAATTTCAAATATATCAGAAAAAAATATAATAGATTATTTATCAGGATTATATAGAGACTTTCATAATAAGTTTCCTCATGATAAAATGAAAATCCCTTTAAAACAATGTTATATACATTTACAATTTAATGATTATTTATTTAGAGCAATGTTGATGCATGACAATTATTTTAACTTCGAAAAAACTATTTTAAGAGAATATATAATTAATGATGAGAAACTATTAGAAATTTTTAATAACAATTTTGAATTATATGAATTGCGATTAATAGCAAATGAATTAAAAAGAAGAGATATATTGAAACGTAAAGCATTAAGCACTCCTATTGCTCTTGCCACAGATTCTTCTAAAAATGCTGCTAATAGTTCAAATAGTGATGATACAAATTTAAATAGTGAAAAACATATAGCTGATATAATGAAAAATGACCCTGTTTTTAATATTAATATAGTTATGCATGATAAAACTTCTTCTGGTGGAAATTGTAATGATGATAAAAAGGATAATACGGCGGCTAATTTATCTAAAAAATCAGATACATCAAATTCAGATGATAAGTGTAATAGAATATATGACCCTATTACATACAAACAACACTATAGAGGACCTATGGAATATAGACCCAATGTTTGTTCTTATGGAACTAAACAAGTAGTTAACCCCTTATATTTAAATTCTCCTGGTACAGAATTAAAAGAGGCTATAGAAAATACTCAAGTAGGAAGTATAATGCCTAAATTTATTTATAGAGAATATGAAGATATAGGACAATAATTTTTTCTAATATATATTAGAAGGAATTGAAGAAACGCAAAAATGGTAAAAATGGTAGATAAGGTAGATAAGGTAGATAAGGTAGATAAGGTAGAGAAAATGAATATAAAAGGAGGAAGTGTAAATGTTTATACTGGTCCAAAAGAAGGTAAATTTTATATGAATAAAAGCGGAAAAAAAGTATATCTAAATCGTAATATGTTACAACAAAAGATACCTTATAAAAAAGGTGCTAATAAAAAAAATATATCTGTTTAAATAGATTATATAGTTTATGTCAAAGAATTCTTCTATTAGTAAAATAGTTAAGGAAATAGAAATTAAAAAATTGAAAGAATTATATAACGAATATAATGAGGTAATTAACTTAATTTCTAAATTTATAATTAAGAAAAAATTAATTTTATACGGAGGCTTCGTTATTAATTTAATATTACCGAATAAATATAAATTTTATAAAGAATATACTATAAATGATTATGATTGTTTTTCTAAAAATCCTATTGAAGATTCTTATGAATTAGCAAAAGAAATTAAAAAATCAGGGTTCAAATACATAAAAATTAAAAAGGCTATTCATAATAATACATATAAAATTTCTGTTTTTGGAAAACAATTTTTTGATATAACATATCTAGATTCTAATATATATAATATATTACTTAAATATATTAAGAATAATAATAATTTAAAATATTACAAGGATAAATATAAAATTATTCCTATTGAAATTATAAAATTATATTTATATTTTGAACTAGCAAGACCTATACAATCAGGTTTTAGATGGGAAAAAATATATAACAGATTAGAATTAGTCAACAAATTTTATCCGATAGAGAAAAGTGATAAAATATTAAAATGTATACCTATTAAAGAAAGTTATTTAATAGCTATTAAATATATACTTGAATATATTAAAAAATATAAAATACCAATTATAGATAGTTATTCTATTAAATTATATTTAAATTTATCTCTATGTTGTTATCGTTTAACTAATGATTCAATATGTTTAACTATTATAGTTAATAATATAATAAATACATATGAAGAAATTAAAAAAATACTCTTATTGTATATTGACAATAGCAAATATACAATTAAAATTGTAAGAAAAAAAATAGATAGTATAAATTTATACAAGTATTATGATATAAGAATATACGATATTGATAATAATGATGATGTTTTTAATATAATTAGAATTATTGAAATTAAAAATCAATGTTTTTCTACAACTATTAAAAATGGATATCATGTTGGTAGTATAGATACTTGTCTATATTTCTTATATTATTATTATGTTAATAATAAGATTTATTATAATAATACAAACGACGTTTTAGAAAATATTTATTATATTAATCAATATGAAAATCAAATAATAAAAAAAAATATGAAGACTATATTGAATAAAAGATTAAAAATAAATTGTTATGGAGAAATAGATTTTGAAAAAGAATTGAAAGAATTATGGAATAAAAGATTAACGCTTAAATACATAAATTAACACTTTTTATTTCATATATTTACTTCAGTATTACTTGTAGCGTTAATATCATTATATTTTTTTATATTTTCATTGTTACTAATGTTATCATAATTATCAGTAATATATATTATATCTGTACTATCTGTACTATCTGTACTATTTATACTATATGTATCATCTTTGATATAGATACTATTGTTATCATCTATAATATCTGTATTATTTTTACTATCTATATTATTAGTATTATCTATAATATCTATATTATTTTTACTATCTATATCATTAGTATTATCTATAATATCTGTATTATTTTTACTATCTATATTATTAGTATTATCTATAATATCTATATTATTTTTACTATCTATATCATTAGTATTATCTATAATATCTGTATTATTTTTACTATC